ACCTTGTCTGATACGTATACATTAACGGTAGCAGCGCTTTCGCCGTTGTTTAGTACGTTGAGGTTAAATGTAGACGTGCGAGCCGCCGGAACTGTATATACAACTTCCGTGTCGCGGGCGTTTACAACCTTCTTTCCTAATAATCCGTTTGGCATGATATTCCTCGTTTAGCTTTGTGACAGAAAAAAGACCTTCGACGGAGACATCTGGTATGCGTTCAACGCTGACTGGATGCTTGTCTGAAGACCATTGAGAGCCGCTTGCTCCGTGAGGGATGCTTGCTGCACGGCGGTTATTTGGGTGTTACCCTCTTGCGTTACGCTCGTAACCTTTTGCGAACTCACGTTCGTAATGTTGGTGATCTGAGTGTCGCCTTCAGCGGAAACAGCAGATAGGTTTGCGTTGCCGTTGAAGATTTCGATCATCCTCGCCAGATAAACCAAGTCGGCGTTCGGCGTGGATGCAGTTAGGGTGGTAAGGCGCTGGGCAAGTTCGTCTGCGAGAGCCTGCTGATTTGATACCGAAATATTTGGCATTAGAGAGAACTCCCGTTGAACAATTCACCGTGAAGTTGTGCCAACAATATGCCCTGCTGGATCACGGTAGGTGTGGTTTGGTACGCTTGGTTGGCATAGGTTTGGGACAAGTCCCGCGCAGCCTCGGATGCTTGCTTTGCCGAAAGCGATGAAGCGTTGGCTGCTTCCGCGTCTAGCTCGGACGCTAGGGCATTCTCTGCACTGGTCTGGGCGTTAGCACGCTTTACTTCCATGTCTGAAAGAGCCGTAGACTTGAAGGCGGCTAGGTCGGTAAAGAGATCAGTGAAGCTGGCGACCTCTAGGTACGGGGCTTCTGAGCCACCGATGCGTAGCTTTAGCGTCTGGAGGTCGTTCTCGTTGCTGTACTGAAAAGAGAAGGCGTCGATGTTACCCGTGGTCTCATCGAACAGCTTACCCATAAGTTGAGCAAGCGTGAGGTTGCCCATCTCCGCATCTTCAAGATACGTATCAAGAAGGTGAACTCCGGTATTCGCGGAGCGGAAGTTTAACTGTTCACTGGGGACGCGGGTGCGTGCCATCCTTATTCCTCTTCAGTCGCTAGGGAGCGGAGCTTGGCCACCCGCCATGACGACATTTTTAATAGCTCTTCAGCGTCATTTACTCTTGCGGTCAGCGTGCCCATGTCAGACTGGGACGCTTCTCTTATTCGCAACAATGCACCGCGAAGCGCCTCGGTGTCGTCCCGTACTGGCTTTAATTCTTCGTGGATGCGAGCATTCACAAAGTCGCGTATCACTGCGTCAACCTGGGTTGCCCAAACACTGCTATTTATGGGGTTGCTCATCGGCGCTGCGCCTCCTGCATTGGTATGAGATTGCCCCTTTGAACTTCACTCTCGATCTGTTGCTGCGGCTGTACGGATGCGCCACGGGCTTTTTCCGCAATCATCATTTCTTGCGACTTGGTTGGCCCCTCGGCCTGCTGCTCTTTGGATATTTTGAACTGATCCAAGTCTGAGACACCCATAGAGCGGATGGCCTCCTCGACGATCTTGCCTGAGTTGTACTCCATCGCGAGACCCGTCTCGTTGAGGGTCTTGAGCATGGTGATCCAAGTCTCAGCATTGCGGGTTGGCTCAAGTGGTAAGGTGCCGTCTACGACGAGGTAGTCGATTTCGCCTTGGATGTCTGACAGCTTGAAGTCGAGGTAGCCGTCGTTGACCATGCCACGTAGTGATGAAGCATTGTCTTGCTCGCCAATGCGGATAGAGCTTTCAGCAGCGAAGAAATCCTGCACGTTGGCTACCATCATGCGGGCCATTGGCCGTACGGAAGTGGCACTGATCGTACGAGCGAGTACGCCAAGGCGCTGAGAGCCTAGTTGCGTAAGGCGCTGTATCTCTGTCGCTGTGCGTACGCCGCCTTCTGCGGTGGGCATACCCTGTTGAGCGTCGGAAGCGGCGGATAAACGCTGCTTTAGGCCCGACATTGCCTCGATATCGTTCCAATGACCTCGCGTAACGTCGGGGACGTTGGCGATAAACACGCCATCACCAGGCTTAACACCAGGCATAGTGCGTACAATACCGTGCGCATTGCGGTCTATGAGGTCTCCGATAGCGACTTGAGTGGGGTCAACGAACATAAGATTGGTCAAAGCGGCCTGTACGTTGTCGATGCGGCTGCGCAACAGCCATGTCGCGACATCATGTAGTGGGAGGAGGATGTCATAAAGCGACTGGGAGTAGGTCTTATGCGCGTCGTGGTACAGGCCGCCGATTACAACAGGAAACTGCCTGCCGTAAGGGTTGAGTTGGCAGCGGATGATGACGTTCTCGTCTAGGACGGTGATGCACATCCACAACTGTTCTATTTGCGGGACACCAATCTCGTACCCAGCTAGACGTATCCAGCTCTCGTCGATGATACGGCTGTCACCCAATGCGAAGAAGGTGCCGCCACCGCGAGCGTTGCGCTCTGCGGGGTCAATGCTTAGTCCTCGTCCGGCTTCTTTATGCCACTTATGTCCGTCCCACCCACCAGTCGGAGCGGCGAACTTGTTTCGGAGGGCGGGGTACTCTTTGAGTTTAGGGTACATGCCCGTCTGGAGGAGAGCGTCATAAGATGAGAAATCAGAAAAGATGATGTACTGCATCCTCTCCCAATCTCCCCACTGGACGCGGGGGTCGTGGAATACGCGGCGCGGGTCGAAGTTGGTGATCTTGTTCGTCTTGCTTGAAGCATCCCACGTAACTTTTGTGGGGGCGTATCCGTACCGAATACTGTCCAGAAGGTGTTGGGCAATTCGAGCCTCCCCTGCTGTGCGCCGCATCTGCTGGTGTAGTAGGCGTTCAATGATCTGAGATGACTTGCGCGATTTTCTGTTGAGACCTTCCAACTGGAACATTGGATTGCGGCCCGTAAGGGCAGCCATCAGGTAGGTGTGAACCGTGTCAGATATGGCGCGAGTGTCAGCGATGACCGCCTTCTCGCGGAACTGCGTGGCGTCGGGACGTACGTAAACGTCATGCGCGCGGTCAGCTTGCTTCCAATGCTCGTAGCGTTTGGAGATGCGGTCGTATGACATCTGCATCGCGGATCGTACGTAGTCTACGAGCTTCTGTTCTTGCTCGACGCTGAGACGTGAGGATATGTCCTCATAGTTCATGAGGGCGTCAGCGTGATCGGAAAGATCAACAACGATACCATCGTTGTCAGGAACGTAATCCGCACGGTAATTTGTCGTTGTTAATGTCATGAAACGAGTTTTACCTCCTCGTGATTGGTTTGGTCGTCCTTATTCACCCCAGCCGCGCCATGAGCCGCTCATTTTATTGAGATCGGACTTCATGTCCCACAGGCTATCGCCAGAGTTGGGCAGAGAAAAAGCAGACGGAGTGTAATATTCACCCGTGGTAGGGGTGCGAGCGAGAACATCGAGGCCGATTGATAGGGCGTCGATCATGTCGTCGTGCTTTCCCGAAGGGAAAGACTGACATTCCTCGTGGAAGGCGTCCATCCAGGGGGCATTGTCAGGTAAAAACACGCGCCCGCCCTCTATGAGTGGGAGTATCGAGGTTACGCGGGAGACTTTATCCGACGAAACCTTGTACGGAACTACGGATACGCCGCTCTCGCGCTGTAATTCTTGGATGAGAGACTGCCCGCTGGCCTTGTCCTCGATGTAAATACCCCGCAAGCCGCGTCCACGCCACTGATTATTGGCTTGGATCATGCGTCTCTTTAGTTCGGGGAACTCAAAACGGTCGCGGATCACGTCAACAATGTAGATGTCACCCGTGGTGTCGAGGCCCATCGTCATCATGACGGAGTAATCGTTGTCTTGTCTGGCCTTGAAGGCCGTGTCGGCTGCGATGATGAGGGTGGAAAATCGCTCAGGCTTCATATCGGCAGGGTATGTACGCCACCAGTGGGAGCGGATCATGTTGCCGCCCTGTATGTAGGGTGACTGCTGGTAGAGGCTGGCGAACTCGCGCGGGTTTAAGCGGCGACGGCGCTCTAGGTCTTCTATGGAGAAGCGTTCGGGCCAGAGAGCAGTGGCTTCTGTCTTGCGAATGTAGCGCTTGGCCTTAGAGAGCTTGGTAGCCTCGTTAGGTGCGAGGTGTTGAGGGTGGTCAGACGGAAGCTCACTGCGGCTAATCTTGCCTGTGTCGCCCTGTATGGCGCGCTCGTCGATTGCAGGGAAGTTGATGTGGTTCCAACGCCCCTCCTTCCAATCGTCAGTCTGCATGAGGCGACCAGCCAAGTCGTCAGGGTGCCAGCGGGTCAGGATGATGATCTGCGCCGGAGGCACATTGTCTACGTCAGGCTGTAGACGGGTGGATAGGGCGGAGACGTAGTAGTTCCACACCTTATTGCGCTGCGTCGCGCTCTCGGCTTCCTCGCGGGACTTGAGCGGGTCGTCGAATAGCAGGAGGTTGGCAGCGCGACCGGAGGTCGTGCCCCCTACCCCGATGAAGTAAGCGGCTCCGCCTTGGGTCGTGCGCCACTGGTCTACTGCGCGGCTGTCGGCAGACATTTCGAAGTCAGGAAAGATTTGTGTGGTGGTGGGTTCGTTGGATAGGTCTCGAACTTGGCGTCCGAAGTCAGTCGCGAGTTGAGAATTGTAGGATGTGGACATCATAAAGCGCGTTGGTTTTTTTGACATGAAGTAGGAAGGGAAGATTACGCTGCCGTACGTAGACTTTCCGTGCCGTGGGGGCATGGTTATGAGCAAATTTCGCACGGGGACTAGCTCTGTGGTGGCTTTTTCTGCGGCAGATAGGCCGTGATGACTGTCGAGAGTGTTCTTTTCTAGGTGGTCTAGGGCGTCAATCATCTTGAGATGGAAGTCAGGTAGCTTCCACTGGGGGAAATGTAGGCGAACAAAGCCGAGAAAGCCCTCTTCTGCGGCCTTCAGCTTGAGCAAATGGCGGGCGGCGTCCTGTGCGGTGAGGCTCATTCGGCGACCTCGGCGTCTATTATCGTGCTGACGCCTGCGGCGATGGTCTCAAGCTGCTCGCGTGTCATCTTCTCTGGGGCGTCCTGGATGTTGTGCTCATGCTGTACGAAAGCGGCGGTGAGATCAGGGACTACCTTGTTGAGCATGGTGGCGAACACCCGTGCTTGGGTAGGAGACCACTCCTGCTTGCCCATTACTACGGCGTGGGCCTCGCCTATCTGGCGCTCTACGCGGCGGAACAGACCGGAGCGCATGTTAGCTACTTGTAAGGGTGTTAAACGATCAGGTGTTTGTGGTGCTAGTTTGTTTGACATTGAATTTTCCAGACGTTTTCATTTTTGCTCAGATTTGTCGTGGGGTCGGGGATGGATATTATGAAAATTGCACTTCGCGGGTCGGG